ATGCAAGACCTGCGAGAACTGAAACGAGTACAACTGCATTATTAGGTCCAGATCCTTTTGCAACGATTTCGAATGGTTCAGGAATTTTAAATGTTTATGAAAAAAGTCACGGAAGAGATACAAGTGATACCGTTAGATTTAGAGGTCCAATATGGACAAGTTCCGATGCTGATGGTTATCAGAATCCCGTGAGTTTTGATGGTATCACAGGATCCAACATTGCAAAAGCCGCTGGCTATTCAATTACTGTTGGAAAACGAGATTCTAGTGGCGATATTACAAATACCGATGACTACTACCACTTTACTGTAGATACAAACACTGCTACAGCTGGAGGAATTTCAGGAGGAGGCAACAATTGCTCGGCTGGTCCGGCAACGTTGACAGCATAATGGCAGGATTTACATACTCAACACTTACAACAGCAATTTTAAATTATACAGAAGTAGGAACTTCGGTACTATCGAGTACGATCACTGATCAATTCATCGATAACTCCGAACTTAGAATCCAGAGAGAAGTTCCTATTGATGCCGATCGAAAGGAACTGATTGGCAATTTAGTTGCTTCAACAGATAATGTTCATGCTCCGGCTGGAACCTTATTTGTTAGAGATCTTCAAGTTTATACTTCAACGACAGCTGCGACAGGAGCTAATAGCTTTTTAATTAAAAAAGATATTAGTTATCTTAGAGAATATGACGCTGCTGAAACGACAACAGGAACACCAAAATACTATGCTATGTCGGGAGGAGCAACAGGAGCTGGAGCGACTACTTCAGGAAGAATAACTATTGTGCCAACACCGAGCTCAGCTTTTATGTACAAAATTCATTACAACGCTAGACCTCTGGGATTAAGTTCAGCGAATACAACAACGTATTTAAGTCTTAACTTTGGCAATGGATTATTATATGCATGTCTCGTAGAAGCCTTTAGTTATTTGAAAGGCCCGCAAGATATGCTACAACTATACGAACAAAAGTATCAAACTGAAGCACAGAAGTTTGGTGGTGAACAATTAGGCAGACGAAGACGAGACGACTATACGGATGGAGAACCTCGTATACCCGTTCCGGCTCAGACACCGTAAGGAATTAAAATATGGCAACACTAACAGTCAAAGTAATAGAAGAAATAACACTAAACAATAATAGTTATAACAGCGAACGATCGCTGGATATTTCTAGTGTTGATGAAATTGTTAAAAGAATTGTAACTATTCCAGCATCAGAAGTTGGACTGTTAGGTTTTGCAACAACTTCTGCAACCGATTTATCAAAAAGTTATTTAGCAGGTCAGTTTGACGAAGATGATGTTAGATACATTAGAATTACAAATTTAGATTCAAGCAATCATATTACTTTAACTTTTAGAGATGAAGATAGCACAGAGTTTTGTATGAAGGTTGACGCTGGCCACTCGTTTATTTATCCAGGGGATAATAGTGGTGGCGTTGCAGATACCATGCATGCAGCCGGTTCTGCGATTACTGTCTCATTGAATGATTTAGTCGACATTACGGCAACGGCTAACACGGCAGCGTGTGACGTAGAGGTATTTGTAGGAAGCGCGTAGGATAAAATATGGCATCAAGTTATACAGGATTAGGTTCAGAGTTAATGACAACCGGCGAAAACGCCGGTACATGGGGATCTAAAACTAATACTAATTTACAAATTTTAGAACAAATAGCTGGCGGCTATGTTGAACAGGCTGTAACAACTACTACTACATTATCTGTTTCTGATGGATCTACAGGTGCAACTCTTTCACATAGAGTTATAAAATTTACAGGCACACTTAGCGCAAATGCTACAGTAACAATTCCATTAGATGTTCAACAGATGTATGTTCTGTTAAATGGCACCGCAGGTGCCTATACACTTACATTTAAATATGTTTCTGGATCAGGAAGCACTGTTGCTTGGGCAGCTACTGATAAAGGAACTAAAATTGTTTATGCGACTGCTGATCATGCTTCGAATCCAAATATGGTTGATTCAGGTATTTCATCTACTGGAGCACATGATTTAGATGGTAATGAATTTATTTTAGATGCTGATGCCGATACAAGCATTACCGCAGATACCGATGACCAAATTGATATTAAAATTGCTGGAGCTGATGATTTTCAATTTACAGCCAATACTTTTACCGCACAATCAGGCAGCACGATTGCTGCACAAGCCTTAACGGCTACTACAGTAACGGCTAGCGGCATTGTAAAAACAGATGATACTACTGCTGCAACTTCAACAACTGATGGTTCACTACAAACAGATGGTGGTCTTTCAGTAGCTGCAGATGCTATTATTGGTGATGATCTTAAATTATTAAGCGATTCTGCTGTATTAAGTTTCGGTGCAGATTCAGATACGACTTTAACTCACACGGATGGCACTGGGTTAACTTTAAATTCGACAAATAAACTTCTTTTTAGAGATACTGGTTTATATATTAATTCATCTACAGATGGTCAATTAGATTTAGTAGCAGACACAGAAATACAGATTGCTGCAACAACAATTGATATTAATGGTGCTATTGCAATGGATGGTGCTATTACGGGTGCCACTAACATTACTTTATCAGGTGAACTAGACTCTGCAACATTAGATGTATCTGGAAATGCAGACATAGATGGAACAACAAATTTAGACATTGTTGATATTGATGGTGCTGTACAAATAGATGGTGCAGTTACTGTTGGTGTTGATGATACAGGATTAGATGTAAAATTCTTTGGTGCTGCTGCTGGTGCATATGGTTTATATGATCAGTCAGAAAATGCATTCGAAGTAAGAGGAGCAACTGCAGCAGGTGCTGGTTTATTAAAACTTACAACTGGTGAACTAACTGTTGTTGATGCAGATAAATTAGGAAGAATAGATTTTCAAGCGCCTTTAGAAGCTAGCGGAACAGATGCTATTTTAATTGGTGCTTCAATATGGGCAGAAGCTGATGATACTTTTGCGGCGGGTGTTAATAATACGGATATTGTATTTGCAACAGGCAAATCAGAAGCAGCGGCTGAGAAATTTAGATTTACAGCGGATAATGAAATCGGTATTGCAGGTGCCAATTATGGTACTGACGGACAGGTTTTAACTTCTGGAGGTGCTGGAGCAGCTGTCGCATGGGAAGATGTAACAGGCTCGGTAACCGCGATTAATAACGCAACAGCCAATGAACTTGTTACCATAGGTTCCACAACAACAGAATTAGATGCGGAAGCAAATTTAACTTTTGATGGTACTGATGTATTAGTAGGTGGTGCGGGTAAACTTCAATTAAGAGATACAGCTTTATTTATTAATTCAAGCACTGATGGACAACTGGATATTGATGCCGACACAGAAGTAGAAATTACAACAACAACAGTAGACTTGAATGGTGCTCTCGATGTATCAGGAAATTCACAGTTTAGTGGTACAGTAACAGTCGGTGTCAATGACACAGGAAAAGATGTAAAATTATTTGGCGCAACATCTGGCAGTTATTGGCTATGGGATGAATCAGCAGATGGCGTTGTTCAAATTGGAACATTAACCGTTGGTGTTGATGATGCAGGACATGATGTAAAGTTTTTTGGAGATGCAGCAAGTGCTTTTATGTTATGGGACGCATCAACAGATGATTTAGTCTTAGGAGGTGCCGCTAAATTATACTTATACGATGCAGCTGGCGGTGAACATATTTCTTCTGATGGATCTACATTAAGTATTGCAGGTGGTGGTGAAATTGATTTAACAGCCACAGCAATCGATATTAATGGAACTTGTGATATCAGCGGAACTTTCTCACTTGCTGGAACTAATGTAACTTCAACAGCAACAGAACTGAACTATAGCGATCTTACAACCTTAGGAACAAGTGCAGCATCAAAAGTATTATCAGCAGATGCTAATAATTTAACAAAAATATCAGGTGGAATTTATATCGAAGAAGCGACATTAACATTTGATGCTACTCAAGACTGGGATGTAAGAGCCTCTCCAGTTGCAAAAGTCACATTAACAGCTAATACGACCTTTGACGCACCATCCAATCCAACAACAGGACAATTTATTTCTATTGTTTGTATTCAGGATGGCACAGGAAGTAGAACGATTGCCTGGAACGGAGTATTCGAGTTCACTGGGGATTCTGCTCCAACAGCTACAACGACTGCAGCAAAAGGAGATATGTTTAATTTTAGATATAACGGAACAAAATGGTTAGAGGTTGGAAGAAATCTTAACCTAACACTATCATAGGAGATATATGTTTGCATTAGTAGAAGATGGATCAATAACAAAAACATTAAGCGGCAATCGTGGGATTACGCTTGGAGATATTCAATATCCAAGAGCTATATTCACTCTATGGTCAGCTGCTGAAAGAGAAGCAATTGGCATTTATGAAGTAGTTTGGGATAACACCAATAAAAAAGATGAAGCGTATTATAATAATACCAATCAAACCTTTGCCTTTGCTGATGGAGTAGTCACCGCTTCCTATGGAAGTGCTACTGCTAACGCATTGGCAGATACTTTATTTACAGCACAAGATGAAATTGATGGAAAAGGTACTGAAGGTGAAGTTGCGGCTAGAGGTTTAAAATTTAAACATAAAGAAATTATAAAACAACAAGCGAGTGGATTATTAATTCCAACAGACTGGTATGTCATTAAGGCTACCGATGTTGAAAGTTATTCAGTACCAAGTGCAATCACAACTTTTAGAGCAAACGTAAGAACAAAATCAAATGATATGGAAGTCTTAATAGATGCTTGCAGTACAGTTGATGAACTTGCGGCTTTATACCAATACGTCAATACAGGCACAGAAGAAGAACCAGTCATGGAAAGACCTTTAGGTGAATTTCCAGAGGCGGTTTAGTGGCTATAATTATACCAGCAAATTCAGCAGCAGTTACAGCATATTCAATAGACAATTCCTGTCGGTTTAATGATGGGGATAGTGCTAGACTTAGTAAAGACTTCGGCACACCAACATCTCAAAAAATATGGACATATTCAGTATGGCTAAAAAATAGCCAGTCAGGTCCTTCTG